AAAGGTTTTTGCCACCTGGAGGTTCAGATCTACCCTGTCTTGATCAGGCTCAAATGCAGTAGGCTCTGCCTCAAGATCATCCCATCCACTCATACGTTTCCTTTTCTTGGCAATGTGTGCCAGTATTATTTTTGTTTGTAGTTTGTCAATTTTCTTAGACATTTTCCCTTAGAAAAACACCAAGAAGTTGCTGTTTGAGCCGCTAGGCGCAGGCGGTGCAGTAAATATCCAGCCTGAGTTATTACCCCCATTGGTAGAGTTAGCCCCTGCGTACCATCCTGCCCCACCCGTAGCCGTAGACCTACTGATAGATAGGAAGTCTGCGCTTACAGTTCCACTTGCCTTGGATAAGGTGTGGCTTGCGGCAGTCACCGAGCC